AGTATTGACTGTGTGACACAATTGTGTTACACTAACTAAATGTTCGATATTCTGTCTATAATTCCAGGCAAGAAAAAACTCACTCAAGGCGGCTGGCAAAGCTTTAATGCTGTGTGCTGTAATTATCGTGGGCACAAGACCGATACCCGTAGTCGAGGCGGTGTGAAGTTTGACGGACAAACAAATTGGTCATATCATTGTTTTAATTGTGGGTTCAAGTGTGGGTTTACATTAGGTAAGAGTTTATCAAAGAATACACGACAGTTACTAATATGGTCTGGAGTTGATGATACGCAAATTAGTAAGTGGAGTTTAGAAAGTCTACAACAAAAAGATATATTAGACTTTACACAGCCTAAGAAGAAAGTTAAGATTAAGTTTGATGAACACAAGTTGCCTGAAGATGCAGAACTACTTGATGAAAATAACCCATTACACAAAGTATATGTAGAATATCTAAAAGCAAGGGGTATAAGTAGTAGTGAATATCCTTTCATGGTCACTCCCAACGAATCAGGTCGCATGGGAAATCGCATCATCATTCCCTATACATATAAGAACAAGATTGTTGGTCACACAAGTAGGTTCTTAGATAATAAGATTCCAAAATATATCAACGAGCAACAACCTGGTTATGTATTCGGTTATGATTTTCAACAACCTAATCAAAGTGTTTGCATATTAGTCGAAGGCATCTTTGATGCACTGAGTCTAGGTGCGTGTGCGTTAACTCATAATACGATTAACGATGACCAAGCAGAACTACTATCACAACTCAACATACAAATCATTTTCGTTCCCGACCGTGATAAAACAGGATTTGACTCCTGTGAGAGAGCTATTCAATTAGGCTATAGTGTCAGTCTCCCATTATGGGAAAGTGATGTAAAAGATGTTAATGATGCCATTGTCAAATATGGTAGACTGCCTACACTACTCAGTATATTACAGTCTGCTACAATGAGCAAAATTAAAATAGAAATACAAAGGAAGAAAATTGGTAAACAAAACGGATTCTAAAAAGCAGATTGATTATACACCAGATGTACAAAAGCTTTTTTTAAGAATGATGATGACTAACGCTGAGTTATATACTCGGGTTATGAACATTATGAATAGCGAAAACTTTGACAAAAGCCTGCGACCAGTCGCAGATATGTTCAAAGAACACACTGACAGATATAAAGTTTTACCTGATGTAACTCAGGTTAAGGCTATGACAGGAGTAGAGATTGAACCTATTCCTGACTTAAGCGAAGGTCACAATGAATGGTTCTTTGATGCATTTGAAGCATTTACTAAACGACAAGAACTAGAACGGGCTATTCTTAAAGCCGCAGACTTACTTGAGAAGGGTGACTTTAGTCCTGTAGAAAAACTAATTAAAGATGCTGTGCAGATTAGCTTACAACGAGACATGGGTACTGATTACTTCTTTGACCCTAAGGGTCGTATTAACAAATACTTCAATGCAGGTGGACAAGTCTCGACAGGCTGGCCGCAGATGGATCGTATCTTGTATGGTGGCATGAGTCGAGGTGAACTTAACATCTTTGCAGGTGGCTCTGGTTCAGGTAAGAGTTTAGTTATGATGAACATTGCATTGAACTGGTTACAAGCAGGTATGAGTGGAGTCTACATCACACTTGAATTGAGTGAAGAACTTACATCATTGCGTACTGATGCTATGTTGACACAGATGGGCACAAAATCAATTCGTAAGGATATTGACACAACCGATCTTAAAGTTAAGATGGTAGGTAAGAAGTCTGGTAAGTATCGTGTCAAAGGATTGCCTGCACAGTCAAATGTGAATGACATTCGTGCTTACTTAAAAGAAGTACAGATTCAAACAGGCATTAAGATTGACTTTGTGATGGTTGATTATCTTGACTTGGTTATGCCTGTTTCTGTTAAAGTTAATCCTAACGATCAGTTCATCAAGGACAAGTATGTTGCAGAAGAATTGCGTAACTTAGCTAAAGAGATGGGTATATTGTTAGTCACAGCTAGTCAATTGAATCGTAGTGCTGTTGACGAAATTGAATTCGACCATAGTCACATTGCAGGTGGTATCAGTAAGATTAACACAGCAGATAATGTGTTTGGTATTTTTACAAGTCGTAGTATGCGTGAGCGTGGTAAGTATCAGATTCAATGTATGAAGTCACGCAGTTCAACAGGTGTAGGTATGAAGATTGACTTAGACTATGATATTGAAACAATGCGTATTAGTGATAGCGATCCTGACGGATATGCGGATCAACAAGCAAAATATCGTCCAGCACCTAGCCCAACTGACATTATGAATCAAGTGAAAGCTCAATCTACGCTAGTTTCTACAGAACCTATCATTGACCAAGCTACAGGGGAAGTACTAGAACCACTGAATAAGAAGGTTGTAGTGGACGTTCAGGGTTCTAAACTCAAAAGTTTACTCAACAGTTTGAAGAAATAAGACTAAATACTATATCATGCAAAAACAAACCCGCAGCCTGTTAGAAGAATTAGAGTCAATCGGTAATAACCGTGACACAAGTCACATTATTGAGAGCCGTGGTCACAACATTATTACTAGCGCAATCAATTTGCTAGAAATGATTAACAAACACTATACACCAGAACAGGCCGAGATCCTAGAGCGCAAGCTACTAAGTGCTATCAAAAGCAAGGATCAGAGTAGATTTGCTAAGTCACTAAAAAAGAACAGTAAAAATGAGCCTATCTGAATCCCTAGCAATATTAAAATCTAAAATTGAAAAACTATCGATTTTAGAAGGAAAAGGTCACCTTGACCATCCTGAAGATATGGTGTTTCTTGGTGGAAGTCAGGGCGCTACTCAAGCAATCAATGCTACAATTGCTACTGCAAAGAATCCTAAGACAGTTACTATTAAATGGGACGGTTACCCTGCACTAATATTTGGTCGCGGAACAAACGGCAAGTTCACTATTATGGACAAGCACATGTTCAATAAGAAAGATCAAACTGGACGTCAGGTATTCAGTCCTCAACAGTTTGTTGAATATGATCGTGCCCGTGGAGTAGATCGTTCAGGGTTGTATCAGATTATTGCAGACTTATGGCCTGGACTTGAAAAAGCAGATAACAGTAAAGGTTTTTATTGGGGTGACTTGTTGTTCACTCAACCATTACAAGACCAAAACGGCATGTACAAGTTTAAAGCGAATCCTAATGGTATCGCATACACAGTAGACTCTGATAGTGAAATAGGTCAGTTGTTTAAGGGCAAACAATCTGCTATCGTTGTTCACCAGTTCATTCCTGCATCGGCGCAAACAACTGACGAATCAGTTCCATTAGACGGTGGTATAGGAGCATTGAAGAATAATAGCAATGTAGCTATTGTTCCTGCTAAAATGCCCATCACTCCTAAACTAAAAGTAGATGCATCATTAATCAAAAATGCACAGAATGCAGTCAGACAGCATGGCGCCGCAGTCGACCAGTTAATGAATACTGCACCACAAGCCGCTAATACATTTCAAACATTATTCACTACATATATCAACAAGCGTATTGTTGCAGGTGATTTGAATAATCTAGTTGATGGATTCATGGAATACTTTAAAGCACGTCCCATGACTGATGCTATGCGAACTAAGCTAACACAACACTTAGAAGCAAACAAAGCAGGTCTAGTTGGCGCGTTCACTATCTGGGTAGCGTTATATCAAATGAAAATGAACTTAGTTGCACAACTAAACAAAGCCGCAGAAGCAAGCCCTGTCAAAGGTTATTTACAAGACGGTACACAAACCCAAGAGGGTTTTGTTGCTAACGGACTTAAATTTGTAGATAGAATGGGCTTTAGTCGTCAAAATCTAGCCGGAAGATAAGCCCAAATCCTGGATTTTTTATTACCAGGACTAAATATTAGTATGAATCTATACGATTCAAACTTTTTAAAGGAAAATTATCATGGCAGGTTTTACAAGAATTAACGGCGATGCACAACCAGTATTCGCAATGGACGTACAAAACGGTCCAGTAGCACCATCTACTGCGGCTGCAGGCACAACTACAAACTTTATCGGTCCAGCAATGGACTTCTTCGGTTTTGACTTAGGCGCTGCCCCAACAGACCAATTAGGTGTTAACGAGATGGTTGCACAAGTTATGACTTCAATTGAGCAATTAAGCACAGTTATGATGTATTCTGTATCAGCTACAGCAAACGTTACAAACATGTCTGTTGCAGTTTATCCAGTTGGCGCATACACAGCGGCTACACTACAAGCACAAGTTCGTGCTTTAGGTACAGTCAATGGTTATGACCTAAGTGGTGCTACAGTAACAAACGTTGGTTTCCGTTTAGCTTCTACAGCTACAAGCGCAAGCTAATCAGAAGTTTAACTTCAAAGAAATCCGAGATTTATTCTCGGATTTTTTTTGCCTCTAAATACAGATATGAGTTTTAAAATAAGTTGCTACACATTATTTGATATCACCCAAACAGGTGTTATCAATCGTTCCAGACCAGGGGTAGAAGATGATCCTGAGTTATGGTTACACAAAAGAAATACACAGTGCAATTTTGACACAATCGTACAAGCAGTATCATTACGTTCACAGCCTGAGGATATTACTACACCTAACTTAACAAAGATTAAGTTAAATGATTTTGACAGTTTTGGTTTTCTGTTTGAAGAAGAAGATATTGAAATCAATTGTTGGACCTTTGATTTTACAGTACAACACGCTAGTGTATACAATGATGGCATAAATGATTTGGGTTCATTGTATTCAGATTGCGACCAAGTACCCATGATAAAGACAAATACAACATGGAACAAATTACCCGAATTTTTGGATAGCTCAGATGAACTTAGAAACATTTATTTTAAGGTGGTCGAAAATGATGAATGACATTGAATTAGAACGCAAATTCAATAGGATGATTTCCACAAAGGAACTGGACGATTTACAAGATATTTCTATTTTTGAAACGTCTAAAGATAACTTTATTGTATTTAAAAATTACCAAGTTATAAAGAAATCTAAAACAGACATAGATGTATGTTTAATAAACGGTGAGTTGGTTCATTCTTTTTCTAGTATGAGGAACGCAATTTGTTGGTGTATTTTTGATAAGCGTGGTAAATATGTGTTAGCTAATAGAATCATCACCCTAGATAGGGGCATATCTAACGAAGAAGTGCAAATAAGCATACATAATAATTTGTTTAAAAAAGCAAAGAAAACAGACGATAAATTGATATTCCTAGCTAAATTGAATGAAGATAAGTTCAGACGCAGTTCAATGTATCGTGAATTAGAGAGTTATGTGGGGCAATCTGACTACTGGCAACAGCATCAGTTTAAATTAAAAACCGCACATTAAAGCCAAAAGTGATAAATACTTTATATTAGTCTTGGGACCCACAATTATGAAATTAACAGATTTTGACAAACAACCAGTATACAGTGCTCAAAGAGCATTGAAAGAACACTATGGTACATCCATTGATGTTAGTAGAATGAGTTACGCACAAGTGCGTACTATGCTCAGTAAAGTTCGCGGTTTGATGAGTGAATCAAAAGCCTCAAATAAATTTTACGAAAGTACAGGTAACGGTTCATACATGAAACTAGTTTTCATGGAACAAGCATTGAGTAAACAGTTTGCTTACTTAAGCACACAACGTCCTCGTATCGTTGTTGAAAACGAAGAAGTAGAAAAGTCACAGACTATTCTAGCCGCACAAGATATGGTTGACTCTATCCAGAAGATGGTTGAGCAAGTCAGCGATATGATTGTTAAAGAACTACCTGCACTAGTTGATTCAGTTCAATCTGAAATTGGTGTTAGCGAGAGTTCATCATTTAGTCAACAAGCTTCAGAAGCATTGACTTCATTACAAGCCGCATTGACACAAAGTCAGACTACAATGAAGTCTGCTGTTAACGGTATCACTGGTCAAGGTGATATGGGTGCATTTGACGCAGGTGGTGATGTTACTGCTGATATTGGTGGCGATTTAGGTGGTGAAGAAGATTTCAGTATGGATGCCGCTGCAGAACTACCAGATGGTGGTGAAGAAGATATCGATGTAGACGTTGAAGAACCAGAAGATTTGGGTTCTGTCGGCCGCGCAAAAAGATAATATGAGACTTTTTGAGTTTGATACTAGTCCATTACTAGTTGGCTTGGTTGCAACAACCAGCCAACTAGTGAGTGAAATTGATTCTGGTAAAGTTAAGCCAGATTGGACTGTGCCAGAACTCTTACAATACTATAGAGATAATGATATCATTATTGATAAGTCAGATTTGTACAACATGATTAAAAATCCCCCATTGAACAAATACATTACTAACATACAAGCTGATAATGTAGTGTTTAAGGGGCAGACAGAAGGTGGCGAACAAGCTCCTGATGAAAACAAAAAAGTTGTACAACAAATGGCTAAGCAAGCAATGAAATGATAACACTAACAACAAAAGCAAGTAACAAAGTACAACAGCAAATTCAAAAACGAGGCAAAGGCCTGGGAATTCGTATAGGTGTAAAAACTACGGGTTGCTCAGGCCTAGCCTATGTACTAGAATTTGTTGACGCACCTATCGAAGGTGATATTAAAGTTGATTGCGAAGGCAGTGTATTATTTGTAGATCCAAAAAGCAGCGCATATGTTCAAGGATTAGAAATTGATTTTGTCCGCAATGGATTGAATGAGGGTTTTGAATTTAAGAATCCCAATGAGCGTGACCGTTGTGGTTGCGGCGAGAGTTTCCGAATATAGTTGACAATAGTACTATAATCAACTATAATTGACTATAATGTACATTCCAAACAAATATAACTATGTTCCCATGAGCCGTGTAGAGATAGACGGCAAGCGCAGATATGCTACTCCGGATGGTGAAAAACTACCTAGTGTCACTACAATACTAGACTTTACCAAATCAGAAGAATCAAAACAAGCATTACATAACTGGCGAAAGCGTGTCGGTGCTCAAAAAGCGCAAGAGATTACTACAGAAGCCGCAGGCCGTGGCACACGAATGCACAAATGGCTAGAAGACTATATTAAGACTGGCGTACTCAATGAGCCCGGAAGCAATCCATATAGCATCCAAAGCCATAAAATGGCCCAGAACATTATTTATCACGGTCTTAGTAAGTGTAATGAATACTGGGGTACAGAAGTTCCTTTGTATTATCCAAAGATATATGCAGGGACGACAGACTTAGTAGGTGTGCATGATGGTGATGAAGCTATCATGGATCACAAACAAACTAATAAGCCTAAAAAGCGTGAGTGGATCGATGATTACTTTGTTCAGTTAGCAGCCTATGCTAATGCACATAATGAATTACACGGAACAAAGATACGCAAAGGTGTCATTTTTATGTGTTCTGCTGATAATCTCTATCAGGAATTCATCCTAAAAGGCTCTGAATTCGACAAGTATACTGATATGTGGTTCAAAAGAGTCGAACAATACTACATGCAATTTCTGTAACAAAAATTGATAAATAAGTGTAAATCTTCAAAGAGTTACACTTATGGCAATTATCCAAATCTCAAAAATACAGCAACGATCAGGTAATCTAGTCGATCTGCCTCAACTTGACGAAGCGCAATTCGGCTGGGCATCAGATGCCAAACGATTGTTCATCGGTAAGACTACTCCTAATGAAAATATTGAAGTATTAACTTCTTATTCTAACATCAGTTTCAGTCAAATTGATGGATCAGACGGTGGCAATTTTAATATTGCAAACGCCACAAACGGTCAAGTGTTGACATATGTTGATACAACCAACACATGGGAAAACTGGCCTAGTACTACTATTCTCACTGCTAATGCTAACTTCAAACTTGATTTAGGCGATGTTGGCAATATCAAAATGGATGGCGGGGCAACCGGCTACATCTTAGAAACTGATGGTATAGGCAATTTATCTTGGACAAGTAAAGGTACATTAAGAACTGTTATTACAGCCTTATCAAATGCTACTCCTATCATTATGACAGTAGCAACTGCTACTCCATATACTAATGGTTTAGCAGTCACAGTTAGTGGAGCTAATGCTGCTAATGCAAACACCATAGTTAACGGAAAAACTTTTTATGTAAAAGTTTCAAATAATTTCCCTACCTCGGGTAATGTCGAATTATATACTACTTCTGATTTAGCTCCCGGTAATGCGGCAGTAGGTACAGGCTTGAATTCTTATGTTGCAAATTCAGGTATTGCTACTGCATTGATTGGTGGTAGCGGTGTATCTAATGCAGGGGGTTCTGTAAATACAATTCAATTTAATAACTCCGGTGTGTTGAATGGCTCAGCTAATTTTACAATTACAGGTGGTAACCTTGTTACATTAACAGGCAACTTTAGTGCAAGCAATATAGCAGGTGGAAATTTAGTAACTGCTAATTTTATAACAGGAAGATTAACAACAGCTGGCCAGCCCAATATTACAAGTACTGGTACTCTTGCAGGCTTAGTTGTTGCAGGTAATATTACTCCTAGTGCAAACATAACATATAATTTAGGTAATAACACAAATCGTTTTAATGATTTGTACCTATCTAACAGTACAATATACATTGGTGCTCAAACAATTAGTGCTAACACCTCATCAGTTATTGTATCAGGAAATCTTGTTGCTAACATTGTAGGTAATGTTTCTGGAAATGCAACAACAGCAGGCACTGTAACAACTGCGGCACAGCCAAACATTACTAGTACTGGTACACTTACATCACTATCTGTATCAGGAAATCTTGTTGCTAATCTGACAGGAAATGTTTCTGGAAATGCAACAACAGCAGGTACCGTAATAACTGCGGCACAACCAAACATTACTAGTACTGGTACACTTGTATCACTATCTGTATCAGGAAATGCAAATATTTCAGGTAATGTTTCTGCTGGCTTGATTACATTAACTAATGGTGCAATAATTAAAGATACAACAGGAAACGCAGTATCGTTTGGTGAAAATGCGGGTACGACAACACAAGGGCAATCTGCTGTTGCTATTGGCATTAATGCCGGATCAAGTACTCAAGGTTTATCCGCAGTCGCAGTAGGTAATGGGGCTGGTAGCATTACACAAGGATCAGATGCTATAAGTATAGGCACAGATGCAGGTGCCCTGAATCAGGGAGTATCTGGTATTGGTTTAGGTGTGCAAGCAGCATTTTCTGACCAACAGTCAGATGCTATTGCTATTGGTAGAAATGCAGGTTATATAAATCAAGGAACGGCTGCTATTGCTATTGGTGTCAATGCAGGTCAAACATTTCAAGCAAATAATTCTATTATTATCAATGCTTCGGGATCTGCATTGAATCAAACTGTAGCAAACACATTTAATGTAGCTCCAGTGAGAAATGATGTTTCAAATGTAGGACAAATATTATTTTATAATACTACGAGCAAAGAAATTACATACGGAAATACTTTGAGTATTTCAGGAAACGCTACCGTTTTAGGTATCAAAACTAACAACTACTACTATGCGAATGGTGCCTCTGTTAGTTTTGCCGGAACATACAGTAACGGTAATGTAGCAAATTATTTGCCTACATTCACTGGTACAGTCGGTGCAACTATATTAACAACTGGTGCTAATACTACAGCAGGTACACTGACTGGAAACTGGACTCTATCGAGCGGATCAAGATTACAAGCTACATACGCTGACTTAGCCGAATATTATGAAGCAGATACTGAATACGAACCCGGTACAGTACTAGCATTTGGTGGAGAAAAGGAAGTTACTATTGCTGAAGACGGAACAACAAGAGTTGCGGGTGTAGTTTCAACTAACCCCGCATATGCAATGAACGCAAACTGTCAAGGTATCGCTGTAGCGATTGCTCTACAAGGTCGTGTACCAACTAGAGTTCGTGGCTCAGTACGCAAGGGCGACATGATGGTTAGTGCAGGCAATGGATTTGCAAGACCATGGAACAACCCACAAATGGGAACAGTTATCGGCAAAGCATTAGAAAACTTTGACGGAATCGAAGGCGTTATTGAAGTCGCAGTCGGAAGATTATAATTAGGAAAACAAAATGGCATCAGTAATTTATACAGCGAATGGTACAAGTCAATTAGCTGCGGCTTCTACTACAGATAAAGTAAGAATATCAACAACAACTTCAGCTATTGCGTTTGCAGTTGGTAATGCAAATGTTACTGCTAACTTAACAGCGTGTGAAATAGTTCCAGCAAATACTGTTTTGAACAGTGTTATCGTTGGGCAAGGTAACTACATAGCATATATCAATGTTGCAGGCACAGCAGGAGCATTCAGTATTACTGGTCTAGGTGCAAATCACCCTGATACAGGCACCGAATAATTATTCTTTTACTCGCCATCCTTTTACCATACGATGCCTCTCGTGGATCATTTTTGGTAAAATGATAAATATATTTACATAGCACAATACGGTGCTTCGTAGTGATAACTCATTAACGGCGGCTAGAACCCGCAACCCATATTAGGAGAAATCAAATGGGACGTCCTCTAAAAATCGCAAAGGCTCAAGCAGTCTTAACAATCACAGATACAACAGCGGCAACAGGTGCTGTTACCGTAACTGAAAGTCTAACAACAACTGGCGTTATAGCAGGTATGCCGTTCGTAGTAGCTAGTACAGTTGGTGGTATATCAGCCGCAACAACATACTATATTTTAACAGTCATTGACGCAAATAACTTTACAGTTTCCGCTACTGACTTAAGTGCAAATACAACACGCACACCGGTTACATTGACTGATACGACTGGTGAATCAGTATTAATGTCAGTTGGTGTAGTTGATGCATACTTCAACAACCCACTAGGTGGTGCAGGTTTCCCTGCAACTAACGCTAACACATACGGTGTAGTTGGTGGTAACACATCAATCGTTGGTTCACAAGTTCTACCACGTGTTGCTATTGGTATCTCTGGTACAGGTAATATTTACTCAAGTGATGCTAGCGCATTAGTATACGGTGCTGGTACAGATTTTGCAAATACAGTTTCTACTGGTTCTGCAATTCAAGCAGTTGCCGCAGATGGTACAACAACTAACTTAGGTTTTGCTAGTGCTACATTTGGTTATGTATCAGTTGCAGTCGCTAACACAGTTGTTTCTGGTAACGTTATTGGTACAACAGGTAATGCACTAACATTGGCAGTTAATCAGCCAGTATCATTCAGTGCTAACTTAGGCACACTAGTTACAGGAACAACATACTTTGTTAATTCAACTCCTAACGCAGCCGCATTTACTGTTTCTGCTTCATTAGGTGGTGCACCAAAAGTTATGACTGCCGCAACAGGAACACCTGATGCATTGCAAGATAGTATCACGTTGGCAGCAAACGCATCAGCAACTATCACTGGTTTAGGTCAGAATTATGTTTATGCAAATGACGAAGCCGGTTTCATTGTACGTCAAAAAGGTAAAACAAAGTATTTGGTAACAGGTGGTACAACTGGTTTAACAGCACAATGTTTTACTGCAAATGTAGCTAATACAGCACTGACACCAAACACAATGAACATCTTGTCTACTGATGCAGCCTCTGCTACAGCATATGTTTCAAGTGTTAATGATTACAACAGTGAAATCTTCCCAACGCAAGTTGCAGCCGGTTCATTATCAGCAGGTACATTGTATACAATTTACTCTAGTGGTACAACAGATTGGTCAGTATGTGGTGCGGCATCTAATATGACAGGCGTTACATTCCTTGCTACAGCCGCAGGTACTGGTACAGGTACTGCTGTTGTTAATAGTGTTAACCCTGATGTTATCGCTACATTCAACACAGCATACGCAGCTAATACATATGACGGTCAGCCTAACCCAATCGTGGTTATTGCTAGTGCTTAATCATGACTTCCAGTAGTACTATTAAAATGCCTGCTCAGACTACTAAAACTGAAATCGCTGTACTTCAAGTTCAATTTAAAAACATTGAACAAGATGTCAGCGAAATCAAGACTAGTCTTAAGGATATGCATGAATGCCTTGATCGTAACGCACATGAAACAAGAGATATGTTGAAAGAAATGCGTGAGGAAGATACTAAGGCTCATAAAGAACTAGGGTCAAAAATTTCTGCTTTAGAGAAGTGGAGATGGATGATGATGGGAGCCGGTATAGTTCTAGGATCACTAGGATTCGACATGATAGCAAAGCTATTAAAATAAAAAAAGCGACCTAGGTCGCTTTTTTTGTGAGTGAATTTAATTTAGATTGTACAACATCAAAGTTCACCGTGTTAAATAAACCTGGATGCAATGGTTTGGGATATTGATTATCACCTACCCATGCATACCCACAATGTTCTTCATTCAATACAGGAGTGAACTCTTTATCAACTTCACAAAAGAATGTATGATATGTGAATGTGTGATTTACAAATTTCTGTATAGGAACTAGTTTAGCTTTCTTTGGGAAGTAACCTATTTCTTCCATGCATTCACGTTCGACACCTTCCATAAGTGTTTCATCATTTTCTACTTTGCCACCTGGAATACCCCAGTTGCCTGGATTCTTGTTGTCTGTTCTCAATAGATAAAGATAGCGTTGTGTTCTTTTGCTATAGAAGAAAACGCCTGCACTAGTGTTGCTCATACTATGATTTATCACAGCATTAGATGACGATAGAATAATCCCCTTGACCATACCAACCTTCATAACTCTTCATCCAAACACCATCGGGTGTGTAACGATACTGGATGCTTGTAGTTAAGTTAGTTACATACTCAACTGTAGTAGACGCTTGGCTGTCAAAACTTACATACCATGAAGCAGAGTCAGCATCATATTCTACAATGTCGTTTGCATTTGCAATTAGGTCACCCCACGCAACAGTTGGGCTACCTGCACTGCCGATTGATTCTACTAATAAATAGCGAACTCCGTTAACAGGTCCGGGTAATCCTGCATTAGGTCCTGCTACTAATGGATTCACTACACTATTAACAGGACTTAATGTATTCTGTGGCAATGTGTCTGTGTCAATATCGTAAATCAACAATCTATCATCAGTTGGATCTGGTACAATAGTACCTACAATGTCAGTATTCATGTAGGGATTCTGTAGCCATATTTGAGATATGCCCGGTCTTAATGTACCATACACATTCAATAAGCTTGTCCAATACAGACTTGTATCAGGTGGTTCAGGGTAATTCAAATCAATATTGCTCACAAAGTTATTATTGTCTGCTGGCAACAACTGAAGTCTATTACCCATTAGTAATACTTTATAACCGTATGGTGTAATCTTCTGACGAGTGCCTAATAATAAATCATCGTTTTGGATATCTTGTAATGCTGTACCTTTGAAAATACTCGCAATAACTTTTTCGATAACACCCATCTTTTTAAGTTTTGCCGCATTGCTTAACCAGATAGGCATGTAGAACTTCCAACTCATTACATCGATGGGGTTTGCAGTACCTTGAGGTATTGTTCTGCTACTAAATGTTAAACCATCTTGATATACAACACTTAAGCTAGTCCAATCAATAAAGTTATCGGTACTTTGAATCTCCATCGATGGGTTAAACAAGGTGCCTAACTGTTCAATCAATTCTAATTTTTGTTGATAGTTCGTAGTCCAGAAGTCTACTGTAATTCGTAATGTGTATGGTACAGGCATTAGTCTTTCAACTGTAAATGCTTGCCCTTGAACACTTTCATATTGCCCTGTTTCAGTGTTGAATGTTCTTTGACGTACATTAATTTTATCTACATATGTAGGATCTTGTGTACGTCTTTGGTCATATTCTAATCCACTGATATAGTATGTAATTAGAGGTGCACTTGGTAAGTTACTTGCACTGTTGTTAGCAATGATTGTACTTGCTTGTCTACTACTGTCTCCGTACATGATGGGTACACGCACAAGAATCTCATTTCCTGCAGGGTCTTTGCCCTTAGTCACTTCCCAGTAACTAAAGATTTTTGCAAACTGAATTAAAAATCTGCGTATCTGATTATCGTAAAAAAATTGTGCCATGTGTTATGCTACCGGTGGTAAGGGATCAGGGGCAATACTCAATATAGTTGATAGTGCTTGTTTCTGCGGAATTACTACTCCCGACGTTGTTACTGTAACGTTGCTGTTATTTATGAAGCTTGCTGTTTGTGACTTGTCATCACCACTGAACGCTGTTTCAGTACGTACATTCTCGCTAATTCTAATCCATAATTGACCATCCCAACGATATAACAATTGCGGCAAGTAATCAATGCGTAAGAAATAATCTCCTACTTGTGGATTCTGTGGGAAGCTAATGCCTGCACCGGTCGGGAATCCATTTGGTGCTTGTCCATCGCCTGACATGTAACTTGTTGTGTAACCAAAGCTTCTTGGACTGCTACGCGCAATGAATTGGAATCTAGGATCACAGTCTGCTCTAAAGTCCATTACCGGTGTTATCTCATCGGTAAATCCGGGTGCTTCTGGATTTTGGTCAGCAGTTGAGTATGTGTTATCAGCAGTACCGTATGGTCCTGTGATGGTCATCATACTATCAATAGTCAATACCATTTCTGCTTGTAATGAACCAGAGCCACCGTCTGTCATTGGCGCTGCAAAACTCATTGCAGACAATAACATTGTCTGATTAGTAGTGCTAGTTGTAGTAATGACATTAGTTGGAACAGGTGCAGATGGAATTCCAGGGAAAGCTACATCTAAAATGTTATCTTTAATGAATGCAATTGTTGCAGCCGGTATGCGTAGATAAGGGCTGTCGTTGACATACTCTGTACTAGTAAAAATTTCTACTATTGGATTAGGTGCACCGGTGCTTGCCGCACTTGTAACCACGTTAACAGGTGGAGCCGGTTGATTGTTTTTACCAGATAGAACACCATTAGAACTGTATTCACCGTATGTCGGCACAATATATAAATTGCTATTATCGTAACCTGATTTAGGTAGCAATCGTTTTGCTTCTTCAAGATTAGCATTATTAATCGCAATATTCCTATTATAGGTACCAAGAATATCTTTAAGATTTTGTTCTTCGGTTAATCTCCAATATGTTGTATTAGGTGGATTGGTGCCTGCCGGAACATCAGCGATAGAAATATAATTCTTATCACCATAACTGATAATATATCCTTCTGGATATGGTTTAGTTTTATCCCATACTCCTAGATAATTATCTTGGTTAATAGGCTCTTGT